CCCAGTGCCGGCGGCTCCGGGTAGGATACTTAATTGACTCAAACAGATATTGCGCACCGCCGATTGCTGGCTTGCATCGAGAGCATTGTTAAGACAATTAAATTCTGAAGTTGCTTGTGCATCAGTGTCAATTAAGTTAGCTTGTTTCAACGGTGAAGGCGCTTGCGCCAGAGCCGATTGAAGTGAGGCTGAGGCAATTAAGTCAGCTAGTGAAATGGGCATTTGGTTATCCTCTTTGTTGGTGGCGTTAAAACGCTGATGTTAAGTAAGTTGCTAAGGTGCCACAAGGCACCAGATGGTCGAAGACAAGTAAGTTAAATGTTTCGGTGTAAAGCACTGGGCGAACGACGAAGGCAAGTTAATTGAGTTTGCCGAAGCGAGCTGTTAAGCGAGCGCAGGCTGTCAAGAAAAAAGTGTTAATTAACGTCAAAAAACCACTTCGTAGGAAAAATCGTAACGCGCGTCCAGTCGGTAATTAAGTTAAAAGTTGATCAATGTACTCGGATTTTGAATACCTTGAGCAAAAAATAACCTAATTACCGACTGAACAGCCCATAGTAACTTCAAAGTTAGACAAAAATTTGCACCCATTCTAGACAAAAATTTTTCGTCTAAATTGAGTGCAAATTTGGGAGTTAATTGCCTTCGGCTAAGTTAAGTAGGTGCTTATTTATGATGAACGACGCGAAGCAAGTGAATCATAGGTCAAGGTCGTTGTCAATTAAGTCTGCCATCTTAAGCACCTTCTGGGAAAAACTAGCTTCAGCAGCTTCAACAGAAAGTGCTTTAATAAACATCTTCAAGTTAGTTTTTTGCGCTTGCACTTGCTTGACTCGCTGTTTGCGCCGCTCAATTAACTCTCTTTCTGCCAAGCTAGCTCGACGTTCGGCGCGCGCCTGCTGTTGCTTGTGGCGTTCTGCCTCAAACTGCTTGATTCGTAAGCTCTTACTTGCCGTTTCGGTGGTTAGCTTGTCAATTAAGTTCGATAGAATAGCTGAAGCGGCTTGCCAGTTTTCGCTTAATTGAGTATCGATTGCGCCAGCAGCAGCAGAATCCGCAAGCAGTTTAATGTAGTCGATGATAGTCAATCGGGGCAAGTATTGTAAAACGGCGGTAAAGCCGGAACGGATTTTGCCGGCGGCGTCGATTGCCTTGTCTGCTTGCATTGAATCGATTGAATTAAACAGGTTAACCAGAGCTGTTTTTTCCGGCGGTAAATCGAGTAAGATAGTAGAATAACAGTTTGTAGCAACGTATCCAGCAAGGGCGGAAAAATCGGTAAGGGTAAATTGAGATAATGTTTTAAGCCGGGGCTTTTGAAAAGTATTCATATTATAATAGATTGCGCATTGATTTAATTGTCCATTATTAAAAGTCATTTTTGATTGTCCTTATAAGTGATTGTGATTTAATTGTGATTGCTAGTTAGCTATGTGTATTTATTAGCGCTAGATAATTAGGTTACTTGCAACAAAAGTTGTAGCTTAAAGCAAGAAAAGAGGGGCTTTAGTCGCCCCTCTAATTTTGCCGTAAAGCTTAAATGTCAAGATCATTCTCGTCAATACTTGTTTCAACCTTGCGGTCAACTGCTTTTGCCGCAAGTGCAACCGCATAGCTAATATAGTCCTCCGGCGTAAAGGTTACCCCGTGCGCAAAATTGACCGCATTAGGTGACTGTTTTTCGCAATGCCACTTAATTAAAGCCTTAATGTAATCAGCCACGGCAACGCTTTTACCTTTTACTTGCGTTTGTCCAAGGATTAGGTTAGCTGTTTGCAAGTCAGCGAGAAAAGTTTTAATTGTCTTTTCATTGATAAGTGAAGCTTTTGCCGGCATATTCGCTTTAAGCGAAACAACCAGAGCCTTAACAAGCGCGTTGAAAGGCTTGCTAAGCGGATTCGCTTGAGCGTTTCCGCCGTTTTGGGGCGTGAGTATGTCGACAATGTTATTGAGGTTAGGCAAAGTCAGCAACTTCCGAATGTAGTTTGAAAGAAAGTATTTCTCCACAAACTCACGGCAAATGTCATTGAGTCCAGCGACTTCCATAACGTCCGGTATGTTAGTGTATAAGACGTCGTATTTGCCTTGCTTGTCTTTAATCAGACGGCAAGATAAGTTACGGTTAGAAAAGCCGTCAATGAACCGGACGGACACGCTTTTCGCTTTTTCTCCTGCGACAGTGGCAGTCAAGTTGCCGTTGTCATCAGTGTCAACTTGTACGGCATCACCGGCGCTGATTCTATTCAATTCGTTCAAAATTTCTTCTTTTTCCATTTCAAATATCCTTTTAATTAAAAGTTACATTTGGCGGCGTTTGCCGCCGGTTTAATTTAGAGGTGCACCTAAGCAGGCGCAATATGTAAAGCCTGATTAATTGTTATGCCGTAACCACTTTAACAAGTCGCAGTATAAGTATGATGGAATATCATTAACAGCGGATTCTGGCAATGCTTGTATGCGCACAGCTATTTCAAGTAAAGCACTCATAATGCCGTCAATCGAATCAATGCTGTGTGTGTTATTATCAATTTGTAACGCAGAATAATCAACGAAAATTAAAACTGCTTTATCGTAGCGGTTAAATTTATTCACTGCGACAGATTCAATAAAATTTGCAAACGCCGCCGGAGAATAGCGGCTAGTTTTTCTTATCTCAAGTAAAGCACTAGCAATAGAATAACGGTTCATCTTTATATCCTTTCTTAAAAAATCTTGTTAAGCAATATAAGCAACCTTGCTTATATATGGTATTCTATAGGAAAATCATTTTAATTGCAAGCTAAAAATCAATGAATACCAAAAAATTTTTACCCACCAGCAAAAGGGGCTATTGCACCCCAAAGACAAGTGAAGGGCTCCGGCGTATATAAATGTACCCTCTACAAATTCGCAAAGTAAATTGGAATCTCCAGCAGCTGAAACCTAATTGACACGTGAATCTGAATTTCCACGGATACAATCTAATTAACTTGCATTGCAGCTGACGCAAGTTCGAGGCCGGTTTTCCCGAAGCCGCTAATTGGTTTTGTAACTTAATTAACTCCGAAGTGGTCAGAGCGGCTTGCCGCGAAACTCGAGTAACCGGCTAAGCAGGAACCTTAGGCTAATCTTGGTAGTTAATTGTGTTGGTGCATCATTAACATTTAAGTGTCTTTATCTCACAAGAAGCATAGATGCTTTGAGGCCGCTTTCTGGCTGGGAAGTTAATTGACTTCGGCTGGTCAGTCGCTGTCAAGCAGCGACCTCGAATAACCAGAAGCTGCCAGAGAAGCCAGAGCAGTTAATTGTTTAGTAGCTAATTGCTTGGCAACTTCATCAACACCAGTCATTGCCACAGTTACTATGTTGACATCTGCCGGATTATTTGGTAAGCTAGCTAAATAGGAGGAATCAAGCAATGACTTTAATCAACAAAGAATCGAGCGACGAGGCTACGAGCCGCAAAACCACTAAGGTGTTACTGGCCAAAATGAGTGCTGGGGCGCTAATGGCCTTCTGTGAGTTACTTGAGCGGGGCGACTTGGAGCAGGGCGATGAACTTGTTTATGTCAATTTGGGCTTCGAGTGGCCAGAACAGGAGCAGGCCGCTGAGGCACTCAAGGCAATTTGCAAGGAGAAGCTAATTAAGTTCACCGAGCTGCAAGGCCACCTTGAGTATGAAATGCTGCATAAGTCCATAGAGAAACTCTACAGACCCAGAGATGCTTCACGGAATCTCCAGTGGCAGGGCTTCGTGCAACGGTTGCAGCGGGGCCGCGGCTGGTGCGGTGGTAAATTAAGATGGGGTGAGTCAATTAAGTGGCTCCTAATCAACAGGTACCTTAAAGAGCAGTACTTGAAGAAAGTTACTCAGAAACAACTGGAACTGCACTTAATTTTCGGCTGCACCACAGAAAGGGCAGCTGAGCTTACGCGAAACCGCCTTTCAGTCCCAGTGCTCAAAAACTTCAAGTTAATTAACCCTAACATCGCCTTCGGCCGCAGTAAGGCTTATTGCGTAGAGTGGCTAAGTAGGAAAGGCTGGGCAATAGGGCGGCTTTACACTTCAGGCTTAATTAAGCCTGGGTGTTGGTGCTGCCGCAGTAGGAACATTAAGGAGCTTAAGTTGATTAAACAAGAGTGGCCCGAAATTTGGCAGAAGCTCCATCAACTTGAGAAGTTAATTAAGGAACCTTATTACAGGACGCCTCGGGGCTGGGCGCTGCTTCAAGATGTTAATTACAAGGCCACAAAATTCACCTCAAGCAGGAAGGATAAGTAAGATGGGAAGCAATAATGAAAACAATGTTAGCGAAAGCACTGGTGGGAGCATTTGGCAGTCGCTTAACTCGGGGGCGCGAAGCAAGTTGGTGCAGTTAATTAACTCTGGAATGCCCACCGCAATGATGGCCGACTTCTTGAACCTTGAACCTGCTCAACTAGCAGAACTTTTAGAAGTTACTGAGCTTAAACAGTTAATTGCCCAGCAGGAAGCAGCTGAGCGCCTGAATTCGGCTGATGCCTCAAGTAAGTGGGACGAAGTAGAAGTGCTAGCTTTGAAGAATGTCCTCGGGGAACTTAATTCACGGCCAGACCCGGTTTTCGCCCTCAAAGCTGCGGCGGTTGCAAATAAGGCAATTAGGTCGCATAAAGGCAAGCAACAGGCTATGCAGCAGCTGGTCGAGGGAGCTAAGACTATCACATTGCAGCTCAATCAGCAGGTCGTCAATGCTCTTGTAAATGCGGGGCCAGCGGCGGAGCCGACAGCTCAATTAGCCACCGCTGTGCAAAACATCTCAAGTACCTCAAGCACCTCAGGTGCCGCCAGCAAAGTCCTTGATGTATTCACCGCTAAGGACATGGAGCGACTTGCTCGAGGCGGTTCTGAGATAGAAGCTTACTTTGAACCTGTGCAGCAAGCTGAGGCAACGAGCCCGGCCGGCATTGAGATGCTCAAGCAAGTTGACGACTTAATTGACTTGCCATCAAGCGCCACTGGAGAATCCAGATGAATCCAGACGAGGCTAGAGCAGCTAGTGAAGTAGCTGGTGGAATAGCCGGAATATTAAATGAACCAAATATGCGAACGCAATGAGCAGGGAGCGAACATGTTATACGAAGTTAATGCACAAGAATTGCAGCAGACGCTGCTTGGCAGCGAAGCCGCATACATTCAATTTGCTTTAGGAGCTCAAGCAGGTGATGACCTCTTGCCCACACCGGAGTTCCACTTGCAGATGTTCCGGCTTTTTATTGATGAGTCAATTAAGAGGGTCTGTGTTGCTTGCCCGCGCTCTCACGCCAAGACAACAATTGCCAAGATAGCTGTTAGCCGGTTAATTCACGGTGCCACTTCAGATATGAACATTGGGTACCTGAGCCACAGCAGCCCGCTTGCCACAAAGGCGCTAATGGACATTCGGAACTTAATTTGCTCTGAATCTATGATGGCGGCTTTTGGAGTACCCAAGTTCATTAAGGAGCAGCTTGACCGAGGCGAATACTCATTCCAGCTCAATGGCCACACATTCAATATGAGCAGCTTTGGTGCAAACAGCCAGATTCGAGGCTACAATGTTAATAACCGCCGAATTGACGTGCTGTTAGTTGACGACCTCGAAGACCGCCAAGAGAATGAATCCGAAGTCCTCTTCGACAAACTCAAGCGCTGGTTCTTCTCCGACTGCATCAAGGCGCTGAGTCCTCAGGGGCGGTTAATTATGTTGGGCAACATCGTCAACAGGAACAGCATCGTCAACGAGAATTGTGCGAGCCCGAAATGGGCGTCAATTAAGTTGAGTGCTCTCAAGCAAGACGGAACCCCATTGTGGCCAGAGCTTAACAGCTTTGCTGACCTCATAGCTGAATACAATGAGTATGCCAGTAAGGGCTTAGCTGGGCAGTGGTGCGCCGAAATGCTTAACGACCCCGTGGCCGCAAATACGCTGTCAATTGACTTGCAACGAATCACCAGGAGCCCCAAAGTTGACCCAGAGTCAAGTGAGCACGAATATGGATTCATCACAATTGACCCGGCAATCAGCCAAGCGGCCTGGGGCCATGCTCAGACAATGGCAGTTCATTGTTACTACGAAACTCCAGCTCCCCATTGGCAGATAGTCGACTCAAGGGTGGCTTATGGAGAATCACCAGTTGCTTTGTACGCCGCAATGCAGGATATGTGCAGTAAGTGGAATGTCTCAATTGTGGGCTTCGAGGCCGAAGCGTACCAAGCATCTTTGAAATCGATGTTCGAGTACATGGACTCAGTGAATGATAGTAGCGGTTTAATTGACTATGTGCCACTAAAAACGCTCAAGAAGAGTAAAGCCTCTAGGATAAAATCTTTTGTTGACTTACTTTACCAAGGCGTATATCATTTAAGTGATAATGATAATTTAACCATTACTCAGCTACTTGCCTTTGACCCGACGCGCAAAGACAATTCAGATGACTTAATTGACGTAGAGGCCTATGGCTGCCAGATGCTTGAGCTGCACCTTGAGAAAATCAAACAGGCCAAAAATCGGAAGTTAAGTAAGTCCGGATACTCAAGTGAGTTGTTACAGCGAATCGCGGCAGCAAGTAGTTTATAAACAGAAAGGTACCTAATATGTTTACACCAGTAGAAAACTTTAAGGCTTATAGCGAGTCAAGGGAGTTGCGAAGTTACTGTAGCCACTTCGTAGGTATGTGCAGCGACTCGACCAACGACCTAGTGCACCTTTGCGACAGAGTGTTAATTGACTTGTATGGCCGAAGCGGGGTAATTGACCGTTATGACGGAGTAACTCGGAGCGGCTCTTTGGGCCTCGGCAACATACAAGAGCTCGTAAGCCGGATTACTCGATATGCGTTAAGCAAGATGAAAAATCGCAATGAAATTAAGCTGCCGCTTGCTGCAACCCAACTTAATGAGGCCGCTTCTGACCTAGTCAATTTACTTATAAGTTCCAATGACAGCTACACAGCTTTTGGCAACCCGAACAACCAGAAGTATGTAGCAGCGGTGGCGGAGCGTATGAGTCAGGACTTCACGAGGTTCGACCATTTCAACGTGTTACTTCAGGCGTTCAAGTGCATACTCCATTATGGCATTGCCGCAGTGGAGGCTCGTTGGGATAAGGACTCAATTAACCAGTTCAACGTCGAGGGCGTCACGGAGAATCCGGCGTTCGGCGTGAATCTGAAGTTAATTAACCCTGGCTGCCTGTACTTCAGTAAATTAACTGATATGCGCTCTTTCGGTGAATGTGGCGACTTTTGCGCCTACGTTGAGAGTATCGCCAAAACAGACATACTCAATCAAGCGCTGCACCCCGAAGTCGGGGACAAGGAACTTTCTGAGTTACTTGAGTGCAGTAGAACAGCCGGCTATCGAGCCGTTTTTTCAATGAACAACCCAAGGGACTTCAAGTACATACTTGACTTCAACCCTCTTCCGCACGACACCGAACGTGATAGCGACATTACAAGAGAGAACTTCATTAACAAGACAACTGTCTATGTACGAGTCTGCCCTGAGTTACTTGGCTTTGAACTCCCCGGGCTCGAGCCGCTTACTAAGACGCTGCTTAAATTGACTTACATCGGACAGACGCTGGTTAATGCAGAAGTCAGTTCCAATGGAGTCATTCCCGTAGTTGTGGCCCCGATATTCCCCGGAGTTGCTCCGGCCGAAAATCTTACTCCGGTTCAATGCTTCATAAACTTCTTAATTAACACGAAGCAAAAAGGCGACCGGAAGAAAGTTTACGGCCTCAATTTCTATGACCGCAATCGTATATCGCTCAATGAAATCACCAAAGCTAAGGAAATTGATGATGAGTGCCCGTGGATTCCGGTGTCGTCCGAGCCCAACGAGTCGCTTGGGTCTGCCATAATGCACTTCAATGATGCGCCGGATACGCAGCACATTTTAAGTGACATCAACCAGATGAAGAACATAATGCAGATTATTATGCCGACTGACCAAGCTAGCTTAATGAGCAGCCTCGATAGAGCAACTGAGTGGCAGGCCAAAAAGGCACTTGAGACGTCTGGGAAAGCTACGAAGTTAATGGCGCGCCAAATTCAGGCGATGTTAATTACGCCCTTGAAGTCAATTCACATCCAGACGATTTTCGACCACGAAGCTACCCTGATGGTCAAAGACGCTCAAGGCAACGACGTTCCAACCGCCATAGGCGAGTTCAGCGGCCGCGGCGTTATGTACTCAATTACCACTGCTATGACTGGTGTCGATAGAGATATAAAAGCTCAGCAGATGGATACCTTTATCAACAAGTTAATCCAGTTGCCGCAAGTTGCTCAGGAATACGACTTAACTAAGTTGTTCGATTACCAGAGCAGCTTGACAGGGCACCAAATCGACTTCAGTATGTTTAAAAAAGAGTCGCCGATTGACTCATTGCCAATACAGCAGAGGAACTTAGCTTACCAGTTACTTCAGCAGGCTATGGCACAACAGCAACAGCAGCAGGAAATACCTGTTGACCAAAACAGTCAAAACATTTAGAATAAAGGAGTAAAATAAATGGAAACTGAAAACGAACAAGTAAACGATGATGCCGGGTTTTTGGCCAGACTCAAGCAAGTCTTTACGTCAAGTCAGCCCGAAGCGCCGGAAGAGCTTAATCCGTTCAAGCAGGTGCCGCCGGCTCAAGCAAGTCAGCAAGCAGCACAGCAGAGTGCACAGAGTGCGCAGCAGGGCCAGCAGCAAGCGAACTCGAGTGATGTATTCAAGCAGTATGTAGCGAAGCAGAACTTCCTTGACGGCGTTGAATACGATGCCGCCGAGCTGATGCAAGACCCAAGTAAGTTGGGAAACTTCATTAACTCTGTTGCACAGCGCGCTTACGGCAAAGCCTTGTATGATGCAACCAGTGTAATTGACAAAGCTATTGAAAACCGCCTTAATGCTTACGACAGCAATGTCAGCAACAAGATTCAGGCGGCCGTTTCAAGTAGGAGTCAATTAGACAAGGCCACTCGGGAGATTCCATTGATGAAAGACCCAAGTGCCGCCCCAATTATTACCCAGGTAATGAAAGGGTTTTTGCAGCAGGGTAAGTCGCTTGACGAGGCAACTGAAGCAACTAAGACATTTTTGCAGGACTTTAGCAATAAGCTCTCAAGTAAGAGTGCTGATGAAAAAGCGGCTGACAAGCATCGTAAAGACCTTGACGGCCTCTTCGGTAACTTGTTGATTAGTAAGTAAATTTAACAAAGGAGTAAATAGATGATTCCAGGAATCTTTTCATCTCAAGGAGGTATCAATGCCGAGCGGCTTGATAGCTTCAATAGTAAATTGTTCCGATCTCAGCTGGCCGGTACTGCCCCGATATTCGCATTGAGTTCGGGTTCCGCTCAGTTTCAGCTGACTTCTAAAATCCACTACTGGTTCATGAAGCAGCCGTATAGCTCGAAGTTAATTGCCTCGGCTGCGGCAAACAACACAGCAACTTCCATCACTGTCGACAAAGGTGCTGTGGTTGAACCGTCTTCGGTGATTATGAACACTAAGACTAATGAATATATGTTTGTTAGTGCCGTGTCTGGTAACACCTTGACGGTTGTCCGTGGCTTTGCTGAATCGACGGCCGCCGCAGTAACTCAGAATGACGAGCTGCTTTACTTGGGTACCGCCAAAAAAGAGGGCTCGTTGGCGCCGAATCCTAAGTACCGCCGTGGCGTTCCCCGTATGAATTACAGCCAGATTTTCCGCAATGGCTGGGGCACGACTCGTACTGCTGAGTACATTAAGTTCATTACTGGAAACAAGGCAACGGAGAACAAAGAAGATGCCGTGTCAATGCATGCACAGGACATCGAAATGGCTTTGTTGCTTGGCCGTAAATCGCTCAATCAGGTTGATGGCTCCGAAGTGCTGAGCACGATGGACGGCTTGATGAGCATTGTTAAGAATAACACTGCATTGGCCGCCGCTGCAACTTTGGACTCAATTCAGGAATGGATGTACAGTAACTTCGAGACCTGCCCTGAGGGCGTTCCTAATGAACGTGTCGTTATGACCTCTCTCAATGTACTTTATATTCTCAACAAGCTTATTAGAGATGCTGGCAGCTCGTATTACCCGATTGGGACTGCGACTAAAGTATATGGCCTTGATGTGTATGCTCTGCAGTTGCCGGGAATGCAGGAAGTTAAGATTCTTGCTCACCCGCTGTTCAGCCAGACTGAGTCGCTTAGCAAATCGATGCTGATTTACCACCCTGGCTTGATTAAGATTGGTTATATGACCGACGCCGAAATCAAGGATGCGACTCCGGTAGGTATGGACGGTCAGGCCAACGTAATTACCTCTGAGCTCACTCTTGAGTATGCAGATGAAAATACCGGAGGCGTTCTCAGTAACATCTATCTGGAGTAACGATTATGCAGTGTGTAATTAGAGTCTATAATAAGAACCTGCGTAGCCTCATTACTTCCAAAGGCCACATTAAGTTGGCGAATGGTGTCGGCTTCATTGAGCTGGATTCGGCCGATGAAGTCGGGCCGTTTTCCAAGGAGCTGTCTAAATTTGCTGTTGTTGAGGCAATTAAGTCTGAAGAAGAAAAGCAGCAGGCAAATGACGAAGCGGCCAAGGGACAGGATGAAGGCAATGAACTTGGCACTGGCAATGTGGGCTCGGCGCAGTCGTTTAACTTTAATAACTTAGTTAAGGGCTCGAATCCGTTGCCGTCTGTTAAGTAACAAAGGTAATTGAAAGCCCTGAGGCAGAAACGCCTTGGGGCTTTTTTCGTATGAAAGGTAATTGAGATGTTTAGTCAAATTGTAGATGATGTTTGCGAGCTGTCAAATAGAATTGATATGCGCGACATTGTTGTTAAGTTGGCTCAGGGCATTATCTCAAGGATTCACAGTAAGCAGTATTTCCAAAGTGATTTGAAGCAACTTGAATTGACACCTGACACGCCTAACTTGGAACTTCAAAGTGCCTCAAAGTGGGTGTGGAGGCGTAATCCAGATGTAAGGTTAATTAACTCTGTTTGCTACAAGCCGCTTGGATTATACCCGCCAAATAATCAGCCTAGTGTTGGGCAGAACTTACTTAACAACTACTGGTACAAAGTGGGCGAGAAGTATGTCTTTGTCTTCGGTGGTGGGCAGAATGTCCTCGGCGAAATTTACGGCTTACCTGTTAGTGAAGAACCTACGTCAATTGAGATAACATATTACAGCTTCCCAAAGAAGTTTGAATATATACCAGAAGCTGAGCGACTTGTTAAATACGATTGGTTGTCTAATGAATGGCTAGTCAGAGAAGATGCCCAAAGCGACGAATGGAAGGCGCTTGACTTGGAAGAAGTTAATGAACGAGAGGAAGAATTGGCAGCTTACGGAAACTGGCTTCTCAGGGATTACAAGGACGTGGTAATTTCTGGAACGCTAAGTAAGTTGTATGGCTTGCTTGACGACTCCGAACGTTTCAAGCGTGAATTCGCCGAGTTCAACCAGCTGTTTGCTGTACTTGTTCAGAACGAGCGCTACGCTAACTTTGGGTATTAGCAGGGAGGTAATTGAGATGGCTGATGTAAAAACGCTCCAATTACCTCTCTACGAGGAAGAGAGCAATGATTTAATAGAGCAACTTAATTATAACTTGCAGATAATCGAAGAGCGGTTGCGGGCCCTCGAAGAAGCTGCGGGCGTTAATCAGAATGGAGGTTAATTGAGATGGAATTTTCAGCAGAAAAAAGTAAGTGCAGCAGCAAGAAAGGCGGCCGTAAGAAACTATTCGGAGGCACTTATGTTTTTGAGGGCGCCACAGCTCCTAATATGGTAAGTGGCACACTTGAGGAAGAAGTGCTTAAAGCTATGTTTAAGGGACAGCGGACTATAACAGCTGTTACAATTAAGTTAGGCCAGATATCCGAGGCCTTTGATAAGACCACGGAGTTAAGCGATATTGTCGAGTCAACTAACTACACCCCTGTAACTCTTACAGTACCTTCCACTACAGATTGGGACGTGCTTCAAGACGAGTCGCTGGCGTGGTCCATAAAGACCCGTCAATTAACTTTCGCAGTTTCCGGCGGCGACTGCCAGTACAACTGTTACTATATGGTTGACCAGGAGGACAACTTGCTTAGCGTCAGTGCTAAATTAGCTAATGTAATCACAAAAACGGTAGACTTTACAGGATACTATAAGTTCTACTGCTTGTAACTTGAGGAGGCCGCAAAATGGTTTCAATAGTTAATAAGAACTTATTGATATTCAATCCTAATATAACATATGATAGAGTCGAAGGCAATCAACTTAACATAACAGACGGCTCGAACATTATCCCGACGTACAATGGCTACTCGACCGGCCTTGGCTACAAGCCGCTGTTTTTTATGCCGTACTCAAGGAATGTCGAGCTGAAAAAGGTAGTCGATTTGCAGGACGATGCTGGGAAGTTAATTGTAACAAACAAGTACATTTACAGGTACTCAGCCGCCACGGGTGATGGAACGGTGCTGCTGATGCTCAGCAGCGATGCCGAAAATGTCAGCGTAGACTACATTGGCGCCTACTACTACATCTTGTGCGACCAAGTGCTGTTTAAGTATGACCATTTAATTAACTCTATCACCCAAATTAGCCCCACGGGTTTCCCTCAGAGTGCTAAGTTTATTTGCGCGACGAATAACAGGTTAATTGCCTTGAGTGATGATGTCATCGCTTGGAGTGCTGTTGGCGATGGAGATGACTTCCAGCCGAGCACAACTACCGGAGCCGGTTTTCAGAGTCTGGACTCACTTAGCACTGGTAAGGGAATTGCCTTGGCTAAAAAGAAAAACGGCTTTTTGGTGTTCACATCTGACAACGTAATTAGTGCCACTGAGCTAAACACGGCTTTGGTTTACAATTTCAAGGAAGTTAGTAAGCACCGGATTCTCAATCGAGATTGCTGCTTAACTAGCACCTTTGGCATTGTATACTTCATTGACTCAGACAAGAACCTTTACAGCTATGAAGATTTGGGCTCTCTAGGCTCAGGTGGGTTCAAGGTCGTAAATGAGATGTTAATTGACTATTTCAACTCAATCGACATCGACATCGAATACCTCGACCTGCTGGAAACTCGCTACCTTGTTGTCAACTATTATGGCAACATACTTGGCATCGACTTGCTGCTTGGGCGCGTTTTCAAGGTACAGCATACATTAACTGCTGTTCGTGGTTTCAACTTCATTAACTTCCAGCACTTCTGGAACTTCGAGTACCGCAGTGCTTATAATACAGAATTTAATGAAATAAGCTACTATGGCAACAGGCTGCACGTTGAGTCAATTGGAAGCATATCTGCGGAGCAACCGGATACGATGTGCTCTTCAATTAACCTCTATGCAGAATTGCCTCTTGCTGATGCCGTCATAACGCATTTAGTTGATACACTCGAGCCTGAGTTCAATGAACTTGAGCTGCCATTACCTTTTGTATTCGATGAAGACCTGAATGATAGCTTGCTTAATGAAGACCTAAATGACAGCGACTTTGATGTTGACCTTAATGACTATGACAATACGTGGAGCAGCGGCTTTGAATTAAGTTGCGGTTTTGAAACAGATGTGCATCAACAGGCAAAGCGCATTGATAAAGTGGACGCGTTTTTTGAGTTTAACTCAATTAACTTCGCGCCGGAAATCCCCATAGAGTGCACCACGGTGATAACCCGAATTGACACTAATATGTCAAATAACAGGAAGGAGTTCATTTGGGACTGTCAGCTTCAAGCGCCCCAGCTTGACTGCGCTGTCACCCAAGAACCTGACTTCGAGTGGAACCAGAACATCTCAATGGGGTATGACGTGTCAATTACCTTGACATCTTCAACTGACGCCTACGGCAACTTGCCGCATCATAAGGTGTTAATTGAGGACAAATACTTCGTTGGGCGCCGCCTCGTAGGTAACATCTACAACACTGGCGTTTATCATATGCTCAATTATGCTGTAAAAGGCTTTTGTGAGATAACAGGAATACAATTTAACTTATTTAAGGGAGGTCTTATTTATGACAGATAGATTACCTAGCAGTGATTACCAAGGCCGAATTTCGCAGTTGGGCTCCGGTAACTTGGAAGAAATCAATGCAGTTTATAACCCTCGAGAGTTCTTCATTGACACTCGAAACTGGACAGTGGCAATTCACGATGGTGTCACTCCAGGAGGCCATTGGCTTGCTCGGGCCGATTTCAGTAATGTAGCTTCATCTGATATTATCAACCAGCTTGAGAATATTCCTGTAACTAAGTTGGCCTTAAACACCTACGAAGGAACTTTCATCAGCGAGGGCGGCAACGATGTGCTGTCCGGGAATAACCCTCAATTAGCAAAGGTGTCGCTTGGCGGCGCCGCTGCGGTTGACTCAAGCGGGTTCATTTTTTGCCAAGATGCTTCAAATGCTAACTTAAGTAACTTCGCGGGAAAACGGGTCGAAGCACCTTATGCCACATTCAATATGGTCAGTAATGTTACGTTGTCAAATGGAGCCGTTTTGCACTGTTTCAACTTAATTGGCTCTAGTGCGTACACCTTGACAATTGAAGAAGGCTGCAAACTCATTGTAGATGGAACCGTTAGCGGCACTAACTTCATCACCGGAGCTGGCTCCGTCTACATTGGTAATTACACTGCCGCTTGCTTCAAAGATACTTTCCAAGGAGATTACTCAACCGGAAATTCTCAGCAGCCTATGTGGACTGCTTTCGAGTCGCTTAAGTACTTGGAAGGCAATGGAGTTGTAACCTGCGATGGCGGCGCCACGACTTTGACGGCTATGATGAACCCACTTAAAGCCCAGATGCAGCTTTACTTAGATTCTGGCGGTACTAAGGGAGTGGCCACTAGGACTCGCAGTGCAACGGCCAATGGTACTATAAAAGGAAGTTACTTTATTTGGGACAAAGGAGCCTCAACTTGTGTTCGGCCGTTAATTAGGTCGACCTCGTCAAATGGCGCCCCGAACTACTCGTCTGAATTGTACAACGGAACATTGTTTACCAGTAATAAGTCGTGGAGTCAGCCAGTCTTCATTAGTGCCACTGCCGCAGGGCCGGGTGGCTCGACAGCCCACATAATTATCTCGGACCCAAATGGCACTCAATTAGAGAACCATCTGTTTTACGGCCACTTTACTGGGAGCAGCTCGGGTTGCTCGAGCGGCCAATTCATTATTCCGGCTAATTACCACGTCCGGTTTAATAAGAATGGTTTGTCTTACAGAGATAATTGTGTGGTTTGGGGCTATAATCAGAGTAGCTTCAGCAACTTCATGCGGATGCGGATTTATTAAACTTAATTGACGAAAGGATAGAAAATGAGCAAAGGCGTTTTACGAATTGCTAATGTTACTGGAGAGGGTGTTGACTACAACGACCGTGAAATCAGCACCGAAACCGGACAGACGCTTAGCGTTTACTTGAACAATGCCCGAATTGACTTGGCTCGTGCTGATATGAATAATGTAGAAGCTGATGCTGTTAGGAGTAAAGTAGCAGATGAACTTCAAGAACTTGAAGACCAGCTGTCAGCTGTTACTTCGGAATCCGGGGCAAATTCAGCTACGTTGCCGAAAAAGAAGGACTTGTTAATTGGGTTGACTAAACCCTATACAGCCGATATTGCCACGGTCAGCTCGACTAATACCATCTTGCTTAAGTCTTTCCAGTGGTTTAACGGCACGGACTTGGTACAACATCAGGAAGAAACTGTTACAATCGGGCCGGAATATGCAGGCCAAGTTGTTTATGTTGGACTTAATGAAAGCGGCATTGGGGAAATAAGTACATCAGATTATGACATCTACTTATCTCTGTGCAACATCTATGTTAATGCAGATGGCGACTTAACGGCCTCGGAGCTTTCAGTGCGGCCGTTTTTGGCTGATTCAAGTACATTTGGCCGTGACCACCCTATAATGGTAGTTAACTTCGCCGCTCAAGTAACTTCCGCAGATTCGGCCAAGGGCTTGAGCTGTCAAAGTTTCGACTTAATTAAGGAAGGCATCAACTACGCCGGTAATTCACAGCGGCCCGACCGCAAGCTGTTTCCGGCTATGCCGTCAATTAACTTCAAATATTACTACCCTAATTATGACCACGATGGTGAAACGGCTCAACCTAACATTCAGCCTTACTACTACAATACAACAACGAGCGCGAAAATTCTGCTTGACTCAAGTTACGGCACGAGTAAATTTGTGGTCTTTAGGCTGGTGTTAATTGAGACGGGCCAAATCCTCCTCTTGCTTCAGCAGGTTTTAGACGAAAGCCGGCTGTTTACCTCTGTGCAAGACGCGGAGCTTGGCTTGAAAGACCTTAATTGGAACCTAAGCCAGTTAAGCAGCCGCGCAATTTACCTCGACCAGTTCATTGTGTGTTCTGCTGACTTAACTATCTGCCAGATGGCCAATGTTGCTGAAGTCAGTAATTCGCAGAATATCACAATTACGCAACTTGTTTATGGAGTACTTGATTCAGTGTCGCAAGTGCCAAACACAGTTGAGGAGTTTTCTGCAGTATTCTCTGGATTAACTCCGGTAGTTGGTGGGTGGTTTTTTGTGAAAGGTTCTCAAGTAATGCTCCCTCCAGGTACGTTAGCTGATGGTGGATTATATATGTATCGTATTAAGTCTATAATCTCAAGTAATATACAGTACGATTCTTGGCAAATGGCTTCACGAGATTACGCTACTAATCAAGCTTACTATGTTTCTCAGTATTCAGCACCTTACATTGCTGTTGCTGATGGTTCAATCGGAATCGGAAGTACATTTATCGGTCAAGTTACAATAGAGCCTAAAGTTAATAACCCTTATGCTAAATATACTTTATCAGATTCATCTGGTTGGCCCTTGATTGACGATAATGGTTCTCTCGCTGTAGCATTAGCTGGCTGGACCGAGGGTATGCCATTTAATGCCAAGATGCTCTGTGCCGCAACTGAGAAAGTGATGTCAAGGAACTCCCAAATTAGTGCTGTGGATAATGCTGCGGTTGCACTTGATAACCAGATTAAGCACTATACAATTCGAGTAACTCATATGAACAGCAGTGGTAAATTACCTGTTGCTATCACAGTTCCGGCCGGCATTCCGGATGATGCGGTAATTACCTTTGAGCTGTTAATTGACTGCTCTGACTCAAGTTACGGCTCGCTGGTAACCGGCGTCGAATTTACAATTAACGGCTCAGCTATTGCACCTTACTGGATTGACAATTCTGAGGGCGTATTTCAGGAGGCAAGCGCTCCATATAAGTTAATTGCCTTGCGGCGCTCACTTAGGTATAATTCGACGGCGGCGCTTCCGGGCTACGAGCCTCAATGGATAGCCAACATCGAAGCCGAATATGACACCACGATGTAAATTAGGAGGAATAAGTTAATGGTGATAAGAACTTCATTAAGGCCCCTTGGAAAAGGGGCCTCGAATTTAGCCCCTCTTGAATGGTTCAATGGGCTTACTTTGACTTACCCAGATGAACCTCAGATGACAAGTGAATATAATGCTGACCACGCAGGGCGGTCAATTTACAATCCTTATATGCAAATGTATGAAGATAGGCTTCGTGGAAGATTCCTAAGTACTGGGCAAAATACATATAATTGCAGACAGAATTATTACATAGCTGGAAGACTAAATGAAATACTGCCTGCTGGTCTGGTTCAATTTAGAAATATGATTAGATTCAAAGGTTCTGGATTTACTGCTAATTCAAATAATGATGAAGAAGCTATTGACAGTGCTGAAATGATAAGTAACTTTAATTATCTTGATAGTCAATTAACTTTCACTTCAAGCGACAGTCCTGTAACTATTAAGGATAATACACCCGTGATGTTTGGTCCTGTTTATGAACCTGGTCAGAAACATTGGTACGCATCTACTTATTATGCTGATTCAGGCCTTAATCAGATTAACTTGCGGACCGCCAGAGATTCTTCAAGTAACCCTGAGAATTGGGTCTTAATGAAGAGGGCATACATAAGTGGCATTTCTGGGTTTAGCGGCGCTAGCCAAATTTACGGCCCATTTAGAAACCACTCTACAATGTTGGGCGTGATTGCAAACAGAGTTAATGGGGTTCCCGGCTTAGAATCTCAATTAAGTGAGCATCATAGTCTTAAGTCAGGTGGTTCTTATTCAACTGGAGCAGCTTGGGTATCTAAGAAAACGGCAATTAAGTTATATCTGCATAAAAACAGCGCGTCGAAATTTGGTGAAGCAACTCCATGGAGTTGCTCTTATCATTATGTTAATGGCTTGTATGGCGCATTTTGCGTTATGATTGATATGTACACATATAGCCAAGTGGCAAGTTTTTATGATGATTCACTTAGCTATGCTAAAGTATGTTGGAGTGCGCAAACATCTGAGCAGGACGTTGACGGTGTTATGTCAACTAATCAGACTTTTTGGGACTCTACTAATGAACAGAAAATCTCAATTTACGCCCCTTGGGCAATGAATAATTCAACACCTAATGATAGGTTCTTAACGGTACTAAGAACTAACACCGATGCGCCACATACGTTACTTATCTTAGATTACAATTTTCAGCCTCAAGCTGGACATGGTATACCAAACGACAGGCTTAGCTTTACTAATACAGGCATAGCTGTAGCGGACAATAATAATAAAGTTATTTCATTGCATTCAATGGCTAATTACCTACTTGTGCAGAGAGCTGATTACTCAATTAGGTTGATACAATTTACCGATTCTGGAATTCCGGGTAGGAATGTTTTTAAGGAATTTAAGCCGATTTTTGGTGGTTCAAGTAAATGGGCTGTTATTGGCTTCTTCCGCAATTATGTTTACTTCGTGCAAATTAACAATCCTAATGAACGGATGAGCCGAAATATGGCTGAGAACAAGATTGCCTTGAATTCGAAGATTTGCCGCGTTAGCATGTACGATTTAATGAAAAAAGATTAGGAGGATTAAAGATGATTAACATTATATGCTCAATTATCATTCTAACCCTATATGGGGCTTTAGTTAACCGGATTCGGGGCGGCCTTGAGCTACCTGGGTTAGGTGAGTTACCGCTTAATAAACTCTGGCAGCCACTCACGTATGGATTGACTATGGCGAATTTTGCCTCGAGTTACTGCCCCGAAGCTGTAAGCCCAATTACTTATGCAGTACTTAATTGCCTTACTATGTATCTCGGCCAGCAGATTTGCGGCTGGGGCACCTACATAGGTGAATTGACTACGGGGCAGCAAAGCTCTCGTGAAGAGTGCCCTGCTATAGATGAGTTAATTAAGAACATAAGTTCACCGAGAGTTTATGGATTTTGCGGCTTGTGCCTCCGTGGCCTTGTTTGGACATTCTTAATTGGATTACCCTTATACTCCATACCCCTAATGCTGTCTGGGCTGTTAATGGGCCCGGCATACCTAATTGCCACTTTGATTTGCCAAGCGCTTAATTGTGCTGAGGGTAAAAACGCGTGGAACTTAGGTGAGTGGATTTGGGGTGGCTTACTTTGGTTCTGCATTGTATTAACTGTTGTAGTGTAGCTGAAGCGGCAAGTTGACATTCCCCTGTATTATTGTTATAATTATTATGAGATAAGCTAATTAAGAAAGGAATTTACAATGCCAACAAACTTCGAAATAATGCCGTGCTTAGCTTTGATTGCAATTATCTTACTAAGTACATTCGTGCCGTTTATCGCCTCGTGGTTACTTAAGATGCAATGTAACAAGCGAGAGCTGGCTTTTAGGTTCATCTCAAGGAAGTGGATAATCACGGTAATTCCGTGCGCCACTGTTGTGTACCTAGTTACTTTACATGAGCCGCACATGGAAACTAAATTGATTGCCTATATCATAATTTGGGCCTCGTGCGTTTCAGGGCTCTTTCTGCTTGGTGAGCATATAAGTCAGGCGCTTTCTAAGCTATACTCAATTAAGTATAAAGACGTAAGCATCTCGTTTGATGCCGGCACTGACCACATTAAGATATCAGAAAAGGACAAGTGCGATGGGAAGCATTAAGCTACTGGGTGCTTTTTTGGCCCTGTTGCTAATTGGCTTGATGGTGTCAATTTGGTATGCAGAACGCCGCGAAGCCGCTGGATATGCCAGGGCGAAAACTGAAGTTAATGAACTTATAAAAGTTAAGGAGCAAACAGATGATAAAATCGCTCAAGCTTCTATTGAAGTTAATAAACGCTTTAATGAAATTAATAGCAGCAGTAACAGTTGTGCTGATTATTATAGCAGCCTTGTGCCTGCTGAGTGCTTGCTCGACTGAGCGGGTAATTGTACAGAAAGTTAAATGCGCCCAGCTCGTTCGACCGTCAATTAAGACCAATGGCAACCTTGTTCAATGGACAGCTTTTCTAGAACGCGCCTATGGCTTGTGCAACGAGCGGCCAATTTTGAAGAAAGTTAATTAAGATGAAAGGAGATAATTAAATGTTTGGTATGACCGGATTAACCAGTAAGCTTTCTGGCTCTTATTCTAAAGAGAAGTCTAAGACGCAGGAAAGTTCATACACCACGCAATTTAGGTCTGAGTTACTTGACGCCCTCAACGAAGCGGCCTTGGATAACCTTGATGCTTATAGCGACCTAATTAACACTGAAGACCCTCGGGCCACCGGAGCTTATGACACTTTGGGCCAACTTGCCGAAGATGGCAATATCGATGTAGATGCTATTATGGCGGCTGCTAAGCAACAGTCAGATGAAGCACTCGGCCAGAGCTATCAGGCCTTAGCTAGGTCTGTTGGTGCTGCTGACAACTCACTTGTGCAGGCTTTCTATGACGAGGCCGTTACCAATGCTGCGACTCAATTAGCTGGCAAACGTGCTGAACTCGAAGCTCAAGCCGGCAATCAGCAACTTAATGCGAGTCAGGTGCTGCTTAACTCTCTGGCTCAGGATGAAGCAATTAGCTTGGAAGCCCTAAACAGCCTGCTTGGTATCTTGAAAGGTGCTGAAACTAAATCGCAAGGAACTAGCACGACTAGTAAAAGTGGCTACCAATTATCTAGTGGTATTGAGGGTCAATTTAGCCCAAAGGGCCTTTTCTAATTTGAAGGAGATTAAGTTATGGCCGAAAATAATAGTAAATTAAATCCGTTGACGGAAGAGGCCTTGGTTAATTACATTGTTGAGCACGAGAAAGTTCCTTATTCGTGGAGTAGCTCCAAGCCGCAAAACACCTTTAAGGAACTTGATGCCGCTCAATCTCCAGTAGGCGCCGCTTTGGCCCAGGAGTACATTGACCAAGCCAACTCAATTAACAACACTCAGCAAGAAGCACTTAATAAAGCCAAGCTCCAAGATGACATTGATACCAGTGAAACGGCTTTGCAGTTACTTAACCGCAAAGATGAAATCCGCAAGGAGTATGACAACTCAATTAGCTCTAAAATCCCGGGGTCGCTCAAGGTACTCTTACCATTTTTGGGCACCGGTGACATTGCATATCAGCAAGACCTTGCCAGAGTGGACAATCAACTTAGTGAGTTAAGTAAGCAGAAAGAGCAGAAAGACCTTAATTACACCGCCCGAATGATGTTGGCTACTGGAGCTAACCCCTTTGATGAGCAGCGGGCCGCAAATTTGCAGAAGCAGTTCATGGACCAAAGGGAGACAATTAGCTCTAGTGTTTCAACACCTAATACAGCCGACCTTTTGACTGATGTCTATAGAGCTGGGCAGAAAGCTATTGGTAGAGGAAGCGGTGGCGGCGGTGGAACTAGAGTAGCTGATGTTTGGCAACCGTACTATAATATTTATAAGGATTCTGTTAAGCCGACTGCTGACTTAGTAAGTGAATTTAATGGCGGTGAATATAAGACACAGCCTAACTTAGTAGCATCTAAAGCTGCCGCTAATGCTGGTGAAGAAGCCTTCAAAATTGGCGACTCTGTGATACTTAAAGAAAGCTACACTGTAGCTAATAAAGAAGGCAATGAAGGCTTAAAGGCAATTAGAAGCACAATGAGTCCAGCAGGCCAAAGATTGTTCGACGCGGCAATTAACGGTAATGGCGTATTAAATCAGCAGAACAAACCTATAGCTTCTGATTACTTTCTCGAAACCACAAATGAATCTGTGCCTTTTGAAGAAGCTGCTACGCTTGAGGGCCGAATTTTGCGCGATGCTAGATTAAGTTATCAAGGTAGAGTAATATCTGAATTTAACAAGTTACCGGACAATGTACGTAATACTGTAGCTGATGTGTTTGCTAAGCAGAATAAAAGGGCATTTAACAGCGAAAGTCCTACTGATGTTCTGATGGCAGATATGTTAATTAGGAATAATACTGGCGGTTTTACTAAGGATATTCAGAATGCCTACCTCAACCAAATTAACTTCGACAAAATTTACGAAGATTCTGTGATTGCAGCTTCGAACCAGAATGAATTTACTAAGGCTATTGAACAGGAGTTCGTTGACTTCACTCTGAATCGCCTCGGTGAAGTAGCCGAAAAAGGACGCCCTGATTTGGGGAAGCTTCTTAATGGTGTTAGCTTATACCAACAGGAGGCAATTAACAGGCAGTTGAAAAATCCGCTTACGGGTCTTCAGGCCCTCAAGCTCTTAGCTGACAAGTATGTTAAAACTAAGATAATCACGCCGCAAACTTATGCTATAGTTAATGAAGCGCTGGAATCTCCTGAGGTTACCAATATGTTTATCGACTCTAAGCAACAGCAATACACTAAGAGTAGCTATGGGATTAAAAGCTTGACCGCTGTCAATGACCTTTCAACTATAGCAAGTCAAATTAACCAATTCCGTAATAGACAAATTGCGTCTATTCGGAACATTAACAATAGGAGTACATCTAATGGCAAACGTGAATGAAGCGCTGCCGCCTGAAGTGGAAGAGTTGCTTGAGTTGCAATTTGTCAAAGAAGAGATAATTGACGATGCGATGCCCAAGCAAGAGCGAGCCGCTAAGCAGGTTGGTGAAGTTAATGAAGTCCAACTTCAGGCTGAGCAGCAAGCAGCTATTGAAGACTTACTTGTGAATTACGAGTCGACACCTGATGGACTGGCACAAACTGTTATGCCTGATGAAGTTGAAATGGACGAGCTTCTTGCTCCGGTCATTGATGCTAAAGTTCAGGAAGATATTATTAAAAGTGAGCAGGCTACACAGGCTAGTGAAAAAGAACCCTCGGGCGGCTTTATGGATAAGTTAATTAAGGGCGCCGGTTCCTTAGTTGATGCAATTAGCTTGCCAACTCAATTAGCTGCTAAAGCCGGAAAAACAGTTGGAGAAACTGTTGTTGATGCAACTAAAGCAACTTACTCTGTCGGTGAAGGCCTTGGTGAAACTGTCGCTGGTGTAAAGGTGGCAACTGAAAATATGAGCGCAATTGAAACTGCTGAGTCAATTGCCGGAATCGGCTACTTGGCGGCCCTGAACACGCCCAAAGCAACTGCTAACATTGGCGACTTCTTAATTAACTCTGCCCGCAGAGCGGCCGGCGCATCGGGCGATTTCCACGGGTTTCGCAACATAGTTGACCAAGCTTATGATTTCATCGGACTTAATGGCCGCGATGATGCTGAGAGTTACGCAGCTATAACCGAGGCAATTACCGGTCAGGCCGACGAGCCCAACGAGGCCCAACTTTTCGCCGGGCGGTTCCTTGGGAACCTTGCGTCAATTGGCGGCGCAATGGGAATTACTAATCGAGCTATGGGAATTAAAGCAGGTTGGTATGGGAATAAAAGCCAGTGGGCCGCTTACGAGAAAGCCAGTTCATTAGCTTCTATCGGCATTAAACCGATTGGCGAGGTGGCGACTCAATTAGCTATCCCACTTAGCCGCAATGTTGCTCAGGCCGCAACTAGAGCTGGAGTTGGTGAACTTGCATTCTTAGGTGCTTCTTATGAAGACTCTTATGGTAAAGCAGTTGATGAATACCTGAATGTATATAAGGAGTCGCCTAAGTGGTCTTGGGGATTGCTGCTTGGTGGAACCGCTTTTGAGGCCATCGCAACGATGCGGCAAGCCAAGAATACACTTAATCAGCTTACACGTCAGGCTAACTCAGTGTTCAAGCAGCGCGCTTCAATTAAGCCCACTACAAATTTCGCCTTCGGGGAACAAGTTCCTAATAACTCTATTGCTTTTGTTGCGGCTAAGGAATCAGGTAAGCAGCTTTCCCAAGTTGAGCAGGTTATTACGGCCGACCTTTCTGATTTACTTGCTAAGGGAAAAATCGACTCGAAGCTGTTTTCTGATGCCAAGGCCGAATTGACTCAGATGAAGTCAATGAACGACCAGATGAGTAAACAGTTACTTGGGAAGCTCACGAAAAATCCGCGTGAAGCTTTGGTGCTGAGTAACTTAGCTGACCAGAATCCAATGCTCTTAGCTGCTACTGACAGCATTAAGGACTATAAGACCTTGCTGAAAAATGAGCCGGTTAAAGCGGGCCAAAATTTGAAGTCAATTAGCTTGAAACAAGTTAATAACCTTGCCAAGAAAAATCCACAGAAGAGCTACTTCGTGGTTCATGAAGATGGCACTGCTACTCCGGCTGCACAGATTAAGCCTAGGTTCATTGACCATGCCAAGAAAAGTGATTTTACTCGTGATGCCTCCGGCTTTATCCAGTACAGGGTTGGCAAGAAAGGTCTGCTTAATACGTTGACTGTTGACCCTCGAGTAACTGCGCCGACTTTCGGCACCGCTGAAGCTTATGCCTACTTAATTAAGGCTAATGCTGAGAAGCTGGGTAAAGTGAGTAAAGAGGGCCAGCTTGTGAATAAGAAGATAATTGAGGCTATGGACAAAATGGCGCCCGAAAATCCGTGGGTCGCTAATGCACTTGCACAGTTAATTGAGGACCAGCCGCAAATTGCCTCTAAGATGGTTTTGGCCACTCCGAAGTCTTACCGGACTATGGCTGATAGATTTACTAAGCATTATCTGCTCCGTAAATTAGACCTTGGGTTGGCTGACGACTTAGTTGCTGAAGTGCAAAAATTCGGCTACGAAGTTACTGACCAGTCCAAGTTTGTGGGCCGGCTTTACAAGGGGCAACTTAGCCGAGATGTCAACTCAAGCGGCCTTAGGGATGCCGGCTGGAACAAGCTTGACTTGACTCCTCAGGATAAGCTGGTCATTGAGGTTGACTCGGCTAAACTTAATGAGTATGAGCAGATGCAAAATGCTCGGGCGATTTCGGAAGCTAATGCCGCAAACTTTAGCCAGCAGTTAATTGACATCGGGCAGCAAAATCCGGCCTTGAGAGGCCTTGCTGATATGTTCACGAAGAATCCTCTGGTTGACCAAGTTCGGCAGGTTGATGACATTGTAGGCAGCCACTTGCCCGGCGCTTTGGGTAATCTGTTCAGTAAGATGTATAACTACATTGGCGATACTACGATGGCGGCCGTCAATCGGCTTACAGAGTTAAGTAACAATTCTATGTACAAGTATCTTACTGACCGTATGCAGCCTCTTAAGCAAGTTGGCGAGAAGCTTGGCGAAATTGAGAAAGTGCAACTTAATAAGTTTGCCAAGTTAACTAAGATGGGCTTCGAAATTAGCGATGATTTCACCTTGATGACTACGGCTAAGGTGGTTAATGGAGAAGAAATCCAGACGCTTACTACCAGAAATGCCATCGCCATAGACAGAGCTGAGCAGATTGGGTTACTTACTCCAGACCAAGCTAATAGCTACCGCAACTTAGAGACAACAGCATTGCCAGACTTAGCTAACATTGCTGAGGGCAAAACTCTGGAGCTAAGCGAATCTACAGAAGAGTTCCTTAACTTGTATAAGTCAATTAACAATGAGCTATACAGCGGGCGCAAGCAGATTGTCAGGGCGTTTAGTGGCAATGCGCAATATACGCAGCCGTTTCACATTGCTAACAAATTGGGCTCCGAAGTTAATTTCATCTATGATGGCGACCAGTTAATTAGCACCGTAACTGCAAATTCGGCTAAGGAGCTAAAAGCGGCCACTGCTAAGGAACTTGAACTTCTCAATCAGTACTCGCCTATGTGGGCTGGCAAGGGTTCTAAGCTACAGGTGAAATCTCGGGCCGACGTTCAGCGCGACCACTTAATTGACCCCGATGAAGAGTGGCTCGGCTGGGTTAATGCCTCTGGTGAGTACAGTAAGTTGAAGTATAACAGCGGGCGTTTGGACAGAACGTCAATTGGCTTGGCCTTCGAGTACGACCCGGACATTGCCTCGACTTTGTACAACGACTTAATTAAGCGTGGCCAAGGTTTGGGCAAGATGTACCAAGGGGCGTTCTTCAATCGAGAGGCTCAGTACGCCAAGATGCTTGGCGAGAATTCTGGCACCTCTCCTGAGGTTCGGACGGCGATTCACGAGTACATTAACTTACTGAACGGCCGCTCTGTAAATACCTCGCCGACGGTTCAGAAGTTCAATGAAGTTGTGGACAGCTTCTACAGCTCGATGTGCGATTTACACTCAAGTAAGTTGAATGACCAAATTGCCAAGGACTTGAAAATTGCCGATGAGCAGAAGCTGATGTCTAATGTAATTGGGAAGCTGCCAAAAGCTAATGCCCTCGGGGTTACGCATAAACTTCAGCAACTTGTAAACTGGAGCTTGCTCCGCTTTGGTCGTATGAGCCAGGCTGTACTTAATGTACTTGGTGTTGTGCCGATGAGCCACTTTGCTACTATGTCGCTTAACCCGACTAAGTGGGAAGATGCCGCTAGCTATGCTGCTCGAGTTGGCTTCTACGGGCGCGAAGTTGATATGACTCAGCGTTGGGGCACTGTCGATTGGCTTGGTGCTTTCTTCGAGTCAATGAAGAAACAGTTTAGTAAGAAAGGCAGGGCGATTCTTCAGCTGGCCGAAAAGCAGGGGTATGTTAGTAGAGATGCTAATATGCTTCGGGACATCGTCTTTGAACCGACTAAAGTCGCAGCCGATTCTGGGCTGTTCAAGCAAGCTTTGAAGTTAATTAACAAGGGCGCTACAGCGGCCGCCGACCAGACGGAAGAGTTAAGTAGGTCTTTCAGCTTCCTTATGGGCCACGAACTTGCTGGGCGCGCTGGCTTGAAAACACAGCAAATGAGGTTCATCTTTGCTAAGCAGTTCTCTGACAACGTTGTTGGTAATTACAGCGTGCTGAATAAACCTAATGTATACAGAGGTGCTGTGCCTGCGCTACTTGGAACCTTTAAGACGTACAAGCTCAATGTAATGCAACAGTTACTTGACGCCTACTCTCTGGGAAACGCCTCAGTGCTCAAAGCCTTTGGGACGCAGTACTTGACTTTCGGGCTCAATTCGCTGCCCTTTAGTCAATTAGCACAGAATGTGATTTTCCCTGTTGAGGGCGAAGAGGATACTTATAGTTACTTGAGAAATATCTTGGGAAGCGACTCTGCTGCTCGGGCCGCAATGTACACCCTGGGCTCACTTGTCGATACTGACTTAAGTAGCCGTGGCGACATCGACCCTGTTACTGGAGGCTTCTTGCCAATTAACGGTTCATTCACATTACAGGACATTAGCCCTGTTGTGTCAATGCTTGATGATTCTGTTAATTTGGTTAAGGATATGTATGGGGCAATGAAGAGCGAAGTTGGCCTGAGCGCCCATCGGCTTCAAGAGTTAATTAGCCAGTATTCGCCGGTGTCGTCAATTAGAGCTTTCGCTAAATTGGGCAACCAAATGTATGATGAGAACGGGAATGAGTTTACTTACTCAGTTGACCGCAATGGAAATATCCAGCGGATTAACAGCCTAGTTACTGCACTTGGTTTCAACTCAATTGAGCAAGCAGAAAATTGGCGCCTCGAATCCCGAATGCGGGCTAGGGACGCAATTAACCAAGAAAAACTTAATGACCTTCGAAAAGCATTTAAGGCCGGCTTTAGGTTCTTGCGGTCAGGTAACGTGCAAATTGATACTGACTTAATTACCAAAGCATTCGAGGGCTACATTAAGTCTGGTGGCTCACTTGACGCCTTTATACCTTGGGCGCAGGCACAGTATAATGCTGCTACTATGACTAAGGTTGATAGGCAGATTGAGTTACTTGGCTCACAAGACAGCATTGCGGCGTTTAATGATATGCAGAAGTTAATGAGCGCTTCTTCCTATGAAGCCTACAGGGACTTGTTCGAGCCGATTGAGGACTAGGGCGCCTTGCGGCGCAGAGATGGTGCCTTGTGGCAATTAAATTGAAAGGAGGATAAAATTAGATTACAAAAATAGGGTGGAATCTTAATTGATTCCACCCTTTCTTTTACTGCTTTAACCTGCCATAGGCTGATATGATTTAATTTATGAGTGATGTTCTGGCAGGTTAAAGTAGCTTGGCTCTCGAAAAGTGGCCTCTCGAAGATTCGAGTGAATCTTCTCACCTTTGAAGTGGTAGTCTGCTTCATCGAGATAATTAGCTGTTACCTCACCCCTTAGCACATAATTCGAGATGATGCGCAAAGCCCGAGGAACTTGCGTGGCCCATTTTGAGTCTGCGAGTTCATTGAGCATTTTAAGTGCATTAACATCTGTCATCATTTCCTGAAACTTACGGGCTGCGGCTCGGAAGTTAACGAACTTTGAAAATCCGTAGTTCCCTAAGTTGAATATCAAGTAGCCGAAGACTGGCCTGATGACCTTGCTCTTGTACTCGGGCTGCGATTCTGCTAAGTTAATTGACTTCACAATATCATTAGCGGCCCAGCAGACAAGCTGCTCGTGGTCGAGCTTTAGGCCTTTTTCAAGCCGCAATTTGTCTTCGGCTGTTAATTTATGCCCCAACCCAATGGTCTGGTTTCCAGTGGTATCTGTATACAGTATGTCCGACCAGCCTTCAATTAAGTAGTACAAGTAAATTGTGCCCTGTGAAATTTTGAGCTCCGGCCAGTAGGTTTGGATTCGTTTGGTTATGGCGCTTATAATTAAGCGCCGCTTATCTATTCCCATAGTTAATTGCCTTTCCTAAGTTCATTGAAGATTCATCGAAGATTTGGCCGTCGAGTAGAAGCGCACATTGTTAGCCCCAACCCAAGTAAATACTTTCTTTTCATTGACGAAGCCTTGCAAAATGGCGCTGAAGTCAGCGTCCCGCATATCCTTAGCTGCGAGGCGGCTAAGTTCTGTATAGGTAATTGGGGCTTCTGACTGCCTGATGTAATCAAGCAGCTTCTGCTTGGCTTCACTCAATTTACTCAAACCATATTCACCAAGTGCCTCAGGCATTAGTGCCTCCGTTGTGCTCAAAATCTCATCGGCATCTTCATAGATTTCTTTTGTTAATGTAGTGCTGTTTGATAAGATGGCGATTGACATTGCCGTCTTAATTAAGTGTATATGTCGCCGCGCATTGTAATACGTGAAGCGGAAATCTTTAACTTGCTTATTTAACATATAGAGGTTATCTAAAAATTCTGCTGCTTCTGGTGTTTCATCGAATGTCGTGTTGCGATATATAAACTCAATGTTCTTGAAGGCGTCAATTAACTCTGGCATTTTATCAGGCGTGAAAAATCTTGGTCGGGGAATCTGCTTTTCCTTAGCTCCGTATACAAAAATGCACCTACTTACGAAGCCCTGCTCCATTTGCTCGGGTGGCAAAATCTTGGCCAGAGTTGCTGGAGTTATAGCTGATAAGATGTTAATTAAGGGTTCTTTAATTTCTATTCCTTGTCTATTGTAATCCGAACCGTCCCATAAGTGACTCAAGGTTGTGAATAACTTAAACGAGCCGGTTCCCGCAAATGTACTAAATTCACTATTTAATATCAATGGAGTGCTGAAATTTTTGCTTCTTACTTTACATTCTATATTACTTGTGTCTGAATTTAACAGGTCGCTTATATCATCTTCTGGTACTATGTGCTCATACTTAAGTAACTTCTTCTCGAGGCGCTTCTGCTGAACATTGGTGATACCGGCCATAAATTGAACCAAGCCGTTACTTCCGGCCTCAAGTTCATTAGGTGCTAAAGTAACATAGCTGGGAATTAGCGGCCTTATTGTATTTATCACCGTTGACTTTCTGACTCCGGCGTTGCCAACTAAGAGTATCATCTGATTGGGCCAAATTGTCGTGTCGCCTAATTGAAACGAAACTTCCCGAGCGGCACAAGCAGATGCTATCCCAAGTAAGCTCCATACAAGGAAAAGCTCCGGAGCTTCTGTATATTGGTTGAGTTCAATGAAGCGCTTAATTAACTTGTTGTGTATGCGCATCTTAATGATATTCCTTTCTTAATGGAGGGCGAACCACGAAGGCCGCCCTCGCACTTTACCGTACATTAACTTTAAGAGTTAAGCTGCTGCCGGTTTAAGAGCTACCAGCTCAGCAGCCAGCAGCTTAGCTACGTGCGGCGGAATCTGGCACAACTCAGGAGCAATAGTCTGGCTATCATAAGTGCCGTCGCCAATGGACTCAAGCAACTCAACGAGGCTATCATAGTCCTTTGCCCACATCGGAGCCGCAGTCTTAATTACTTCTGCCATCTTAATTTCCTTTCTTATGTTAATTGAGTTAAAACAAATGTACCGGCTTGGTGGTACCATTACATAATAATTCATTTTCTTTAATTTGTCAAGTCAGGGCGCTTTTCTAAAAGTTCGCTAATTGCCTCGTCCAAATATTCGCGCTCCATTATCCAGTCGTGGCAAAGTATAGTGGTTTTATGAATAGCTTTTACTTCTTCGGGGAATTCGTAGAAGTCCATTAAGGTGACTGCTGGTGTTTGATTATCTTCCCCTGTACAGTAGCTTATGCTTCCACGCAGACCTCGTTGGCTAATATACTGGCACATTTTAAGCATATCATCAGCACTGGCAAAGCGATAAACTTCCTTGACCAAGCCGAATTTTTCAGTCCACTCTAGCTGAAGTTTGTAGAAGTCAAGTAAGTTTGGAACTTCATCACCTGTGAATATGCGTTTGACTTCATATTCTGTAGTTGGGATTCCGAAAGTTAATTCGACGACCTCAAACATATGACCATCAATAACTCTGGTTTGCCAGGCCGGCTTTTTGCCATACTGGCTAATTAACTTCAATGAGTCAATTTCCGCCCCGAATAAATTTGGGTACTTGAGTATTGTGCTGATACAATCATCTAATCTTTCTTTCAATATGTTTGTCATTTTATAAAGTCCTTTCTTCTAAAGTGTGTAATTTGCTCAGGTCGAAATTTTCGAAGTCGCCTAACTTATATGTGCTCATTAGCCGCTTAGACCAAAAGCGGCCTACTTCACATTCAACGGGTACATGGAACTGGTGGCCATTGTAGTTAATTGGCGCCATCATTTGCTTCATAATCGAGTCTAAGAGGTGCAGTTTGCTTTCTCGAATGAAGAAGACAATGGAGTCGTGCACCTGAACCACAGGTATGAAGTCGCCGGCTTTCAGAGCTTCCTTCATTAACTTGCCATATTCAGGATACTCCATTGAGTCAAATTCCTGAGAGCGGCCCTCGAAGTAAGTGTTGACTAAGAAGCGGTTCATTAAGCCAGCTGTTCCACCCTGCCCCTTGTAAGCAGCTATCTGCCGCAAAACTCCATCGACTTTCTCCTTGTCCATCTTAATTGGGAACCACGTGGTGAATCCGAAGGCAGTTGAGATGAGTCCTTGATTCGCCGTTTGCTCACCGTAGAGGGTATAGTGCCAGTGAAGTAACTTCGGATATTGCACCCTGTACCTGTGAAGCGCAATTTCACATAACTTAATGAAGTCCTTTGTTACTTTAGGCTTCGGCAGGCCAAGCCGCTCGGCCATCTGCTGAAGTCCTGTGGTGCCGATTTCCGTTAACAACCTAGCGTACATAGTCCTCGCTGTCATAAAGTAGTTGCCGCCGTGGCTAATTGGCTTCACGAGTTTTCGAGCACTGTGCTTATCTCCTTTGTGCGCCAGCACTTCCTCGTAGGGGATTCCGAACACCTGACTTGCGTGAACCGCATGCGTATCTCTGTCATCAGTAACTACTTGAAACATCTTCTCGTCCGTTGAAGCTGCCACAAAATAAGTATCTGCTTGACTGTAGTCGATGTCGGCAATTAAGTAGCCTTGTGGCGCAACAAAAGCTTCTCGAATTTCGGCCGTGATGTTCTGCAAGTTGCGACCTTTATTGAAGTCCGTTGCCTTGGCGTTGGCTCTCGAGGTAATTGTGCCTGTGGCGTTAAGCTTGCAGCTTATTGTTGTTGTGTTAAGTAACTTACCAAAGTCGCTTACGAACTTGTTGTTCTCTTGATATTCCTTGAGCTTGTTTGCGAACCACTCAATTAACGGGTGCTGCTTAGCCAGCTGGCTTAGAGTATCGGCGTCCGTGCTCAGGGCCCCGCCTACTGGTGTGGCTTTAAGTAAGTCGTAAAAGATTTTCCGCTTAGTTGCCACGCTGTTGATGTTGAAGTTAGGCAGGGCGTCGGCGAAGATATATTCGAAGAGTGCTTTTACCTTATTGGACTTAATTGACTTGCCCTGGATAATCTGGGTTAAGTGCTCGCGGTCAACAGGGAAACTGTGGAATTGCATTTCCATGTAGATTAAGTTCAAGCGGTGAATCTGGCCGTAATTTCGGGGCGCCCACTTGTAATGGAAGTTAATTAACTGCAACATATAAAACAAGTTAGTTAGCGTCTGGAATGAATCGAGGGCGCAGTAGCGTAGGTAGCGCTTGTATCCATCGACTGTATGTGGCATTCCGCTTTCCTTAACATCAAGGTCATCTTCCTCACCTCCTCGAATCTCCTCTTTCCAATACTTGTACATTGGGTTGACCGAGCTACTTACGTGCCATAGAGCTTTGCGGCTCAGTGAGTGCATTGAGTAGAAGAGATATTGGGTGTCCCATCTATAGGCCCAAGCTGGGCAGCTATACTTAATTAGGTACGAATTGTCATAGGTGCCGTTGTGGAAAACGAACCTAATTGAGGTGTTGCTGTGCAACATTTTAAGTAAGACAAGCTTCTCAAGGTACACCTGAATGTTGGCTTCGCCGAGGCGGTTTCCTGAGGCATACTCAATTAAGTCCACGCAGAAACTCAGTGGGGCTTTTGGGTTTGCCAAATTAATTAGGGTGTATGAGATGCAGGTGATAAGTGAGTTGCTGGTTTCAATGTCACAGCCAATTAGCCACTTACAATTTGCTGAACTATTTGTAAGCCACTCAACGAAGGCCCGAAATTCGGCCGTGCTGTAAATTGGCTTGTAGATGAAATTGAACTGCGGGAGGAGGTGGTAGTTAAGTAACACAGCCTTTTCACAGATGTGCTCATAGTGAATGCGGCTAGCTGGGTTGAAGAAGCTACTTATCTCTTTGCAACTCAAGTAAATGACGAAGCTGTTTTCGGCCTCGAGTGAAGTAACTTCCCCTTGGCAGAAGTGCGGCTTCTTGTGGTTGCTCGCATACTTAATGTCATCTGTTATAAAGATGGTTTCCTTGAGGCCCAAAAGTGCTTCTTTGTTAATGAACTTGGTAACCTGATTAGTGCCAGTTAGGATTTTGACGGCTGGCTTAGGGAGGCCGAATTTTGCGGCTGAGTTAATTAACATCTGCCCCAGCATCCGGTTAGCTGAATCGTGTGAGCTGATATTTAAGATAATCATCTTGCATTACCTGATTATGCGATTAGAGTTAAGTGGGTGGGACAAGCCCACCCACCTGATTTGTTTTGTGAAATGTTAAGCTTTCGGTTTGTACTCAGTCCAGTCAATCTGGTTTCTGGTTACGCCATCTTTACCATTCTGCTCGAAAACCTTGTGCCAAGTAACCTGGCCGATTGCCGAGTTAATTAAGTCCATCAAAGTTCCTTGAGTGTCTTTGTTGGCCCCAGAGTTCAGGATAGCATATTTTACTTTGCCCAAACTTTCGGCGATGTCTTCAGGAGTCTGGTTGAAGATAGGCAGGCTGTAAATCATTTTTTTGCCGATTATCTTGGAGATGTCCATTGAGCTGCTAACATCGGCGGCGTCTTCAATTACGAAGTGAAAGACAATTCGGCTGCTGGTTTCATTGTCAACCTGCTTAACTTCTTCCAACTTAAGTGCATAGGTGCCTTTCGGCCACACAAAGTTAGTGGATACTTCCTTAACTTCATTAGAGTTGACGTCCAAGAAATTGATTTCATTGCTCATAGTAAATTCCTTTCTTTACTTATAGGTTAATGTTAATATTAATGTTATTCGAGGTGCACTTAATTGAGTGCATAATTGCGGGGCTCACAGGAGCCCCTTAATTTACAAGGTTAGCTTGTTTGAAGTTAGTGCCACTGCTGGGCCGGAGGCTTCGTGGGCAGTTTCTGACTCAATTAACTTGATGTCGTGAATCGGCGCTTCATCGAGTTGGTGGTTGTACTTCTGGAGGATTATGCTCGGAGTTAATTCACTCGACTGGTAAATTTTGGGCTCGAGCTGCCGCCCTCCAATGCCGCAAACTTCTGAAGTTGCTTGAGCTGAAACATAATACTTTCCGGCTCTTGAGTAGAAGTATAGGCATTCATCGAAGTACTTGCTTAGAGCTTCCGAGGCATTGATGGTAGTTGACAGCGGGTAAATTTTTCGCTCAATTACCTCGCCGGCTTTATTCTTCCGCTCAACTGTCTTGGTGTGTGAAATCACGAATACCGAGGCCGCTAAGTTGCTGAGCCTGTCAAGGAACTCGAAGAACTCCGTTGAGAGTACCCCGTAGTACTGCTGTACTTGACCGTTGTACAGCTTATCCTTGTCAAAGCTACCCATTACATACAGCTGCTTCTCCCTTAACTTATTGAACATACTTTCCGCGAAGCTGGTAAGCGAGTCGAGGATTATGATTGTATGCTCATCTATGCGGCTTGCGTGGATGCAGGTAAATTGACTTTTATTCTTGAGCAGTCGCGCATCGCTGACCACCTCTCCAGTATCTTGGTTGTAGTAGAAATCGCACTTGCTTATCAGGGCATTGACGAATGGCAAGATTGTGATGCGCTGCTCGTCCCTAAGCTGAAAGTAGTCGACTTTATCAAGATGCTTGAACTTGGCCGCTTGGTTGAAGATGATGTTCATTGACTTGTCGCAGTCAATGTAGATGATGTGATAACCTTTGTCAATTAGGTTGAATACATCAGTAACAAAGGTTGTTTTACCGGTCTTGCCCTCGCCAAAGCAAAGGACTTTTATGACTGGTTTCTTATTAAGATATTCACTCAATTTCATTTTAACTCACTTCGTTCGTTAAATTAATCCAATATACTTACGTATCATTCTATTGTGGCTTTGCCACTTGTTATACTCCAAGTACCTTATATATCTTCTTGGTGCTATAGGCTTTCCTCGGGTCCTCGGCTTGTTGAAGAGTTAATTGACACTCCGCACCTGATTGACACCACTCGAAAAATGGGCACCGGTTTCCGTAGGAAACACAATTACCGCTTTTGTAATAAGCGGCGCTGTTTAGGCCGTTTGACTCAATTAACCTTACAACCTGTCGCAGCCCGTTCATCAGGTTGTCAACGCACTCCGGGGTCTTACTTAGGAACAAAGGATTAATTGCGCATTCGGTTCCTTTGAACCGGCAGATTAAGTAGAGAACTTTAATGCTCGAGATAAGCGAGGTCGATTCCTGCTGGTCGAACCCAAGTAAGTTCAATATGTTAGTTACGTATTCAACAGTTTGCGGGCTCAGGGCATACTTACTTAACTCTTCTTCCTCAGAGCTGGTAGTTGACGAAGTCTTAATGTCGCATACTATGATTTCGCCGGTTGAGCGGTCAATGAAGATAGCATCGATGAATCCAATGTAGTTGACTTTGCCAAGGGTAACCTTTCTAGTGGCTGGCGCCACATCGTTTTTGCGCTCGCTGGTATGCACAATTAAGTATGTTGTGTCAACCTTGAACTCAATGGCCGGTTTCTCGTTGATGTAAAGTAAGTCGTAGTTGCTGTTCTCGAACCAATTAACAAGCTCCCTCAAAATGCGGTAGGCCGTAAGGAAGTGGTAATTGCCCTGCATCGCTTTCTTCAACTTAATTGGGTACTTCAACATAAGCACCTTGACTGCACCGTCGAGGTTACTTGTGATGAGGTAGAACTGGAATGCTTCGTGGACAGCGGTGCCAATTAGCGAGGCTGCCGAGCTGCGGCGTGGCACTTCGAAGTTACTGCACTTGGTTAGGACAAAGCGCATTGGGCAGCTTCCGAAGCTACCTAAGGAAGAGTAGCTAATTGAGATGGCATTTCTGCTCGCTTCGCTTGCTTTGCTTTCATTTGCGTCGCTCATTCAGATGCCTCCATTATTTCAAGGCAATTAAGACATATGGTCTTAGCCGGCCCGAATTCTTCCTGAGGTTTCAATTCGCCGCAAACCAAGCACTTGACCCAACGAACTCTCGGAGTCAATGAGAACTTGATTATGTGATTCTCCTTGATGAGCTGCAAGCGAGCATACTTCAGGGGCGTTTTTCTGACCGCTCGATTAAGTTCGGTTCTAAATTGACGCTCGAGCTTGGGCTGGGCCTCCTGAGCCGAGGGCCAAATTGCGGGGTCAATTAAGCAGGTGCAGTTAATTGCCACAAAGCCATCGGCATCGGCCTCGTTGACTGCTGTAAGAAGCTTGTGTTCCAAGGTGGCGAAGGAGCCATTGATGTTAATTACCTTGTTGCACCATCTCCAACAGGTAGCCTTGCGGCTACTATGTGAGCCAACTGCTGTTGCTTTCTTGTACTCTGCTAGTTGACTTTTCTCTTTAATTAAGTTTGTTTCTCCCTTTGAAGCTTGCTTAACTTCAACAGGCATAATTAACAGTGAGAGCAGGAAAGCGGCCTCGCGATAATCAATAGCTTTGATGCGCCAATCGACGGAGTTGCTTAGGTGCTTGTTGATATATTGCTTTATCATCTCAATTGTGCTAAGAGCATAATAGCGGCTTAAAGCTACTTCGACGTAAAGGCGCTGGGCACCGGGGTTGCTTACTATGTGGTGCTCAATTACCGGAATCAGCGTGGCGCCACAATAGTCCATTAAGTTGTTTTCTCCTACTGCGCTTAGCTTGAGTGTCTGATTAGATGTCGAGTTCATTGTCTAGGTCCTCCAAAAATGCAAGTTGCTTAGCTTTGTTGCTCCGTTTTTCGGCCGCTTTTTCTTTACGTGCTGAACTAACTGCCGACTTCGTGGCGTACAAGCGGTCGAAGGAGTTAATTAAGATACGCATATCCTTAGGTTGAATACAGTTCAGAACCTCGGGATTCTCCTGGAGCCGTTCCATTATGGCACTTACTGTAGTGTCGATTTGCTTCAAGTCAATGGACTCTTCTATCTTACCAAGTTCATTGTGAACCAAGGATAACAGTTCGCTTTGCTCACTGTTAAGCTGCAGGGCTGCGTCGGCCGCTTCCTTGGAGTAGAGGTCAATTAAGTCAGCCAGTGGCGGCATCGCTTCAATGCGGTTCATATAGTCAATCGAGTCCTCGAAGTTGGCCAGCGCCGTGAGGTCGGTTGACCACACCTGAGCTGCTTGGACGGCACTAAGTGGTGCATTCAATAAATTGACTTCCTGTTTTACGGCCGGAGCCACAGGCTCATCTTGCTTAACTGCATTTGACATAGCTGGGCCACCAGCTGGCAGTGTGTTAAGTAATTCGTTTAAGCTAATCATCTCTATTTGTTTCCTCTATATAAAGGTTTATTATTCCGTTGTTATTATACATCAAGTCAAAGTATAAGTAAACAAAATCTTTGACTGAATGAACTTCCTGCCTCGTTATAAGTCCATTGCGACTGAATGTTACAACTATCTTAAAGGGTTGTTCTTGGCGACGCTCAATTAACTTGATATGTCGCTTAACTTCTTTCAACTTAATTGGCATCGGCGGCCTCGCCTGTGGCTTCTCCATATCTGACTAACTTTTGTTCAATCCAATTAACTTGAATACCCCAATCATCGAAGAAGCAAAGGTGGTAGCTATAGGGCTGCTGTGCAAGGCACTCGTGAATGTAGCTGCTAAGCTCCCTTCGAGTTACCTTGAGTTTCTCCGAGGCAATTAAGTTATAAACAACTTTGTGGCGCCGCTGTTTCAGGTGAGAGTCAATTACCTCGAGGTTCCCAAAACAGATTTTAGAGCCGTGCTCGAGCCGGAAGTTAATTAACTCTTTCGCCGGAATCAGCTTGAGCATTCCTTGAGTCCATCTAGCTGGGTACTTACTGAAGCAAGCACCCTCTGGGCCGCTGCCTGTGATAACTGGGTGCACGGAGAAGCTAGTGATTTCATTGAGTTTCATAAGTTCCTTGAGTGCCTTGGCAAAATCGCCCATTGAAGCGTAAGCTCGAAAGGCCAGCTTAGCTTTCCTGTATGCTTTAACTTCTTCGGCTAGCCTGACGGAATTTGGGATACTTGGGGCGGCTTTCCGCTGGATGAACTTGCTTGACTTGGAAGCCGGATTGGAATATCTGGTTATTGTTGTCATCTTAATTGTCCTTTCAGTGATGGTGGTTTTAGCCACGTTTGCTATTAATTGTGTTGTGTTGTAGGAGTTACTTTGTAGCAGGTCTGGATTCGTTATTCGTAACCTGGGCAGTGGGCATTACTGCCCACTTGCCTTAGCTTCAGCTAGGTAAGTCTTGCTGGCGATTACAGGCTTAATTAAGTTGCCATCTCGATTAACATGTTCGCACTTAATTAAGAGCTCAACTCGAAAACCGGCCTCGAGCTTACTGCGCATTAAGTCGTCGATTCCAGAGCCGAGGATTACACGCTTCGAAGGCAATGTAGTCCCATCTGGCAGCACGGTTTCGGCAGTGCAACAAGTTACTTGAGTTATGATTCGGCCCCTCGTTGTGTAGTTGTAGGCGAATGAAGTTACTTGAGCCGGAATGAACACAGGGAACTTCAGGGCCGCGACTCGGCTTGTGCGCTTGCTTGGGATGAAAGAGCTACTTGAGTCATAGAAGACAAAGCCTTCCCAGTGGCGCTGACGCAAGACAGCTCGTAGGGTGGTTTCGCTGTATTCCAACATAATTAAGTCCAAAGTCCCAAGCGGGCTCGCTGCCTGCTGCTCGAAGCTCATTCCCGAATTCCACTTAATTAAGTTCTGATAAGAACCGTCAAGTGGGTTGCGACGAGCTGCATTGAACATCGCGAAAGGCAGGAAGTCAAGCTGCTCTGTTATGACTTTGCGGCGTAGGGCGCTGGAAGTTAATGGAAAGTTCTGATGTTCGCCGGCCACGGTGAGTTCACCCAAGACAATTATACCTTCGTAGCTGTTATTGCTGTTTGAAGTTCCTGTTGAGTCCTGTAAGGAGTAGCTAAGGAACTCTAGAACCTGATTGAGGTTCTTCAGCTGGGCGGCTTCGAAGATGTAGCTTAGCTTAGCGCGGCCAGCGAAACAGAGCTTCTTAATTGAAGTGGAAGCGTCAAGTAAGTCAAGCAAGGGAATTGCGGCGTAGAAGCCGTTGGCTTTCTCCACTAGCCGGATTACATCTGCTTGTGCTAATTGAGAGTCTGACTTAATTAACTTCAAAAGTTCGGCCCCGCTTTCAACGTGGAGTACTTTCTGAGTGTGCGTTGCACACGGTGTTATGTTGTTCATCTTAATGTCCTTTCATTGTGTGCCTGCTGGCGCTTGTTTGTACTGTGTTACTTGATTGTGTTGTTCATATTTGCTGGCAAGCTGGCGCTCCTCGAAGCCACTTGTTAAGGAAGTCCTCAATGTAAGCGGCGGTTTCGCTGTCTAAGTTACTTGAGATAAGATTCTCAATTTTCTCCCTATCCGAAGAGCCGGGCAGCTGGCGGTTTTTGAGCTTGGCTAATCCACTCTTGTTGTAAATTACCCAAGCAAAGTCAGAAGCCCGAGTCAAGGCGGTGTAGGCGTATTCGTTGTTAATTGAGTTACCGTTTTTCCAGTCAAGTAAATTGATGATGCACCGCTTGTACGTTGAGCCTTGCGCTTTGTAGCAGGTGATGGCGTTGGCGAGGAGCAAGTTACTTATCTCGCCTATGGTGCTTAAGTTAATCTGCCGTAAAGTGCCATAGATGTCAATGAACTCTATTGTCAGAGTATGACTAGCTTTCTTTGAGAAGAAGCCCTCTTCATCGGCGCTGTTTTGTGAATCCCCTGACGAGGCGCTCTGTTGGGCTGACTGCTCAATTAAGTTGTCGAGTTCATCGGGGCTGAGCTGTGCTTCGCTTCGCAAAGTATCTTGCTGCTGTGTTGTGCCAAAGGCTCCTGTGCCACCAGGCACCACGTCTTCATTAAGTTGCATCTCAATTATGCGGCCCGTTGTTCCGTTAATGTAGCCGTCTTCGTAATTATTCTTCGTGAACATCACGTTGTCGCCGACGCCGAGTAACTTAATTGCCACGCCGCAAAGCACTGCTTGCTTAGTTACGCCGAGATACTTGTTGAGCCGCTGATTGAGAACCTCTTGTCCAGTAGCTCCAACGTTGGTTGGGGTGATAATGCAGTCCTCTTGTTCATTGAAGCGCAGGTGGTATTTCTCGTTAATTAACTCGATAATCCGATAGAGGTCAAGGTAGTTTTCGGCCTTGATGAACTTAACGTTCTTGAACTCCTTAGCTTTGATGGCCTGTTGCAGGGCAGGTAGATTGGCTGACTTGAAGAGGTGAGCTGCTTGGACGATGTCATTCCCATCAGCTTGCCGGTGCACAGTGGTAAGATAATTGAGTGAGCAGCCGGAATGCGCCCCGAAGTAAGCTAGGCTTGTCTTGCCGATGACTGGCTGAAGCTGGTTGATATCGCCAACGAGAATTAACTTATGCAAGCTGTGCAGGTCGAGGGCTGCGAGAGTCTGAAGCATAAGTTCGTTAGATACCATTGAAACTTCGTCGATGATTAACACTTTGGTGTCAATTCGCTTGTTTGCTGCATTAAAGGTTGGAACGAATCGGCGGCTTAGGCGGTATCCGCAGGGCTTGCTTGGGTCTGGTATCTCAATTGACTCAGGCACAAATTGAAGCCACTTGTGCAGTGTAAGGCACTGGGGAATGAAGGGCGCTAGGGCCGGGTCTGACTTAATTGACTTGATGATGTTAAGCACCGCCTTGCCCGTAAACGCACAGAGGAAGATACTTGAGGCGTCGAACTTAGTGAGAAGCTCTTGCAAAACAGCCTTTAAGGTAAAGGTCTTCCCAGTGCCGGCGGCTCCGGTTAGGATACTTAATTGA